TCACGCCACTCCCGGAAAGCTGAAGGCGGAAACGATGCGCTCTTTCCACCAGTCGTTCAGAGAGATTTCCGACACCCCGGCGCGCTCGATCGCATGCACCATCCGGTCGGGCGCGGCGAGAATGCCCGCATGTTTCGCCGGCCAGTGCCGCTTCATGCGCATGACAACCACATCACCTTCGCGCGCGTCGGTCGGCGTGATCTCGACCATGTGACGGCAGGCCAGCGCGAGCAGCGGCTCGCTGCCGTCGGTCAGACCATAATCGCTGCTATAGGGCGGCATGACTTCCGGCTCTTCCCCGTCATAGAGCGCGCGCCAGACGCCCCGGACGAGGCCGACGCAATCGCAGCCCGCGCCATGGGTGCTCGCCTGATGATGGTAGGGTGTCCCGATCCAGCGCCGGGCTTCCGCGACGATGATCGCGCGGTCAATTGAAGAAACTGCCGCCATCATTCTCTCCGCTCTCGCCGACCACATAGGAAAACGCCTTGTCCGCACCCGGCATGTGCGGAAAGCCCCGGAAATTCGCTGCATTGGAAAAACGGCCCTTGCAGGTGTTCAAAGTCTTGTCGCAGCCTGCCGTCACGTTGAACGTGTCCCCGACTGCGACGGGAGCGCCCATCGGGTGCCACAGTTCGATCGTGGCGACGCCGGCGGAGAGCTTGTGGGCCTTCACCTCCATCCGCGCCCCGGCACTTTCGCCGGACGCCCATGTCAGAAGGCCGTGCCGGAACCAGCCGGTGGCGAAGGCACCGAGGCCGGATGCCGTGATGATGCGCCCTCGGGCAACCGCCGTGACGGTCCCCGCGCCCGTGAACCCAGCCTGATTGAGATTGAACTTGCAGCGACCATCGCCGAGATCGGCGTCACAGGTGCGCTGGAACGAACGCCCCTGCCGCTGATCGAGCACTTGAGAGAGGCCGCGCAGCTCGGCGCGGAAAGCGAGCTTGCCTCGGGTGATTTCGCCGATCAGGCCCTTGCGCATCAGGACGCGCTGGGCGACGTCCGTCCAGTTGACGCGCCACGCCTCGATGGCGGCACCGTCATAATGTCCGGCTGAAATATCCGCCTCGGTGATGGCGTCCGATGAAAGCGCGCCTTCCACTTCGAGATTATCGACGGACAAGCCCAGCGAGCTTTCGATTTCGCTGGTGGTGAAGCCGGTCGCCGCCGCAAACACCGTCCCGTCAAAGGTCAGGTCGCGATCATGGTCTGTGAAGCCCATGGTGGTTCCATCGGCGCGGATGATCCGCCAGCACCACGCAAGCGTTGTTGCTCCGCTATCCAGATGGGCTTGCAGGCCGGGCGGAAGGGTTTTCATGACAGCGCCTCCGTCATCATTCGAACAAGGCGAGCTGCGCCGGTGGAGCCTCGGCGCTGAAGTCGAGTTGCCAGAGTGCGGAACGCATATGCTGCTTGAAGCGGAACAACGCCGTTGCCGAGCAGCCTAAGTCGGTCCACCCGAGCAAGGTCCAGCTGGGCGGCCAACCCATCAGCCACTCGACGAAAAGCGGGTTCAAGCTCCGGCGCTCTTTCGAGGACGGCTTGCCAGTTTTCACGGTCGTTAGGGCCAGGCGGGAATAGAGGCCACTTGCCAGTTCCATATTGATGTTCTGATTGCGCGAATTCCCCGGTTGATGGCTTTCCGCAAAACTCAACGATGTCGGCGTGGCCCACTGGCTTGCTTGCCCGGTCAGCGTCAGTGTCTGTTTCGTCTGCTGCCGGTTGGCGTTCTGCCACTGGCCCTCTTCCTTGGCGCGGGGCGTCGACCACAGCACCGCCATCTCGTTCAACGGTGCGCCCTTGGTTCCCCTGTCGTGCAAATCCGCCTGGTTCGCACCCTTCCAGTCCCGTGCTGATGCCGTGGGCCAAAGTACGGCGATAGTCGATAAGCTCTCCTGCGTTCCCTTTTTCCCCGGATCGGAGCGATCTTGAAAACCAAGCCTCGCCTCGCTGGCGGCAGGGGTCGGCCAATTCGTGGCCACCCCGTTCAGGTTGTTGCCATGCCCTCTTTCCGTAACCGACCGGGAGTTCGAATTGTCCCCGCCATTGCTGGTTGTCGCGGTCGGCCACACCAAGGATGAAGAGCCGCTCGCGCTCATGGCTCGCGCCGACTTCCGCCGCCGTGAACAATCCTCCCTCAACCGTGAAACCCAATTTTCGTAGGTCTCGCCAAACCCTCTCGGCTCCAGCGACTTCGTCATCCCCCGGCGAGAGCATGCCGGCGACGTTCTCGATGAGGACGAACCATGGCCGGGACTGAACGATGATGCGCCGCGCCGGTGACCAGAGGTCTCGTTCATCGAGGCTGCCGCGCTTTCGTCCGGCGACGCTGTGCGGTTGGCACGGGATGCCACCAATGAGGCCGTCCACGAGACCGCGCCAAGGTCTGCCGTTAAAGGATCGCACATCGCTCCAGATAGCCGCCGGAGCCAGCAGACCTTGTTCAATCGCTGCGACCAGTTCCGCGACGGCGAAGGCTTCCCTCTCCACCATAACGACGCTTCGAAATGCTTGGCACGCAAGCTCAAGTCCGAGATCGAGCCCGGCACCTCCTGTGCAGAGGCTGATGACGTTGAGGTGTTCGGAATGTAGAGCCACATTCATGCGGCCTCACGCTGTTCAAACCGGCGCGCATGGTGAACCATCCACCAGCGCCCTTTTTTCCAGAGGACACTGCCGCCGCCGACAACGAACTGCTCGCCCCCGAACTCGACGATATCCTCATTAGCGAGGCGATATTCGATGCGGTCCCACTCTTCGAAGCCGGTGCTCTGCTTACGCAACAAGCCTCCGTCGTCGCGCCAGGCACCGGGCCAAATCTCTCGAATATGGGGAGAGTGGTAGAAAATAACCGTCTGAATGTAGCAGCAGTATGGGCGCGCTTTCGGTGGCTTGGGGGCCTTCGTGTTGAGCGGCTCCCAAATCACAAGCCGAAATGGGGCCGGTCTGGATACAAGGCAATCGGAAAGGTCGGACGCCATCCTCTTGTAGGCCATCAGTCGATTATAGACAGCCGTAAGGCCGCCAACGCCGCAAGGGGCTCGCTCCTCGGGATACTTGTATGTGATGGGTTTCATTCGCACGCGCCCCACTCGCTGCATGAGGTTCCGAAATTCTCGGCGGCATCAAGGAAAGCGTCATATTGGCGGCCACCGCGCGAGGTTTTTGACCATTCAACGTGAGCGCGGATCCCGACGCGTGAAAGCGACCAGTCGTAATCGGGCTTGTCCCAGCCCTCCGAGGTCACCGGATCATCGCAGACGTTGAAGAACGTCGAATTCCCCCGTTTACTGACCTGCGAAACGACGGCCTCCCATTGCTCAATCTTGTCAATGTGATCGGGGAAGCGTTGGGCGATCGAGCGCAGCTCACCTTTCTTGCACATGACGCAAGGCAAGCACCCGACACGGGACATTCCGTGGTCGTAAAGTGGGTTCCATGGAAGGCCGTGACGTTTGTGGAAGGCGAAGACGTCCCGTGCCGACCACGAAATCAGCGGTCGATAGACGAATGCTTTCCAGTTAGCGCCCTTGTGCCGAGCATCTGCGGGCATCGAATATGGCACCGGATCGATACGCTGGAAGCGAGGAAGATCAGCACGCGCTAGGCTTTCATCAGCGCGAACGCCCTGCCACGAAACCATAGAAGCGCCGGCTGCCAGCAACGGGCGCTGGACCTGCTCGAAAATGGGAACGATCTTCAGTTCATCGGTACAGAAACGGGCTTTTGCAGAGGGAAACCGCGTTTTCCAAAGGCAAAGGTCGAGGAACGGGTTTCCCGTGGGATGTAATAGAGAAAGCGCCGTCTCAATGGTTGAAGCGGAAATGCCCTCTCTTGCCCAATGGCTCGCGATATATTCGCGCTTTTTAGCAAGTCGCGCCGTGAAATCCGCCTTGACCCAGATTACCTCTGGCCCGCCAGTGCGGGCGGCCAGACTGCGCACGAAATCATAAGTCCATTCGTGCTCGTTGCCGGTGTCGGCGAAAACGGCCCGAAAGGGTAGACCACGCTCCAATGCCTTCAGATAGGTCGCGGTGCTATCTTTGCCGCCAGAAACGGAAACGACATTCTCTATCATAACCGTATCTCCACAATCGGAATGTCGGGGATGTCGCCTGCGACAAGCATGTCGAGCGTGACGAGCAGTTCGTCCGTGTCGAACCGCACGGGCACGTCGAACTCATAGCCAGCGGTGATGAGGGCGTTCTTCGCGGGCGCTGCAGCGAAGGTTACGACGCCGGTGGTTTCATCGATCGTATAGGCCGTGCCGGGGTTCTGAACCGTACCGCTGACCGCCACCACGACTGTGCCCGAGACAGGCTTCCTGATTTCGCGGATCCACGGCAGGAAAGCCGATCCATAGGTTTTGATGAGCTGGAATTCCTTCTTCGCTCCGTCGCCGGTGCCGAGCCGCTGATCGGTGGCCGATATGGCCTTGCCCGGCGACGTGGATTTGAAATCGGCGAAGTCCTTCCAGCGGAAGCCATGCAGCCGCCCGCGCCGCTCTTCGAAGAAGGTTATGACCGCGTGAATGTCGTCGATGCTGCGCAGGCCATATCCGGCATTATAGGCGCGCTTGCTATCGGCCCACTGGCTATTGCGCTGCTCGAAGCCCGAGGCGAGCGACACAACCGTCGTCTTGCGCTTCGGGCCGCCCTGCGCGCCTCGTGAAATATCTGTCGGGAAGCGGACTTCGTGAAACGCCATGTCAGAGGTTCCTCTGACCACGGGCGACAGCGCGCGCGAGCTGGGCCGACACTTGGCTCTGCGATGCCCGAAAGCTCTCGGCATTCGGCGTTGAGATGTTGACGGTGACATTCGTCCCGCCGCCCATTCCGCGCAGCGACGAATTCGGCAGCACCATCGCGCCGCGCGCCGTGCCGATCACCGGCTCCGGGCCGCGCTCGCCGACAATCCCGAACGTGCCGGAAGGGATGAGCCCGCCATTAGCCCGGAAGCCCGCGAAAAGGCCGCTTAATAAAGAGCCGAGCGGGCCGCCCGATTTGGCGCTACCGGCAGTCCCAAACAACCCGGCAAGTGGCCCTTGGCCCAGCAGAGCAGCCTGAAGCACCAACTGGACCAGCGATTTGTAAACCCCTTGAAGCGTTTCTTCGAGGGATTTGCCGCCGGCGATCAGATCGTCGAGGCCATCAAAGGCGATCTCGGAGAAGGCACGCGAAGCCTCTTGAGCCGCCTCCATCGTTTCCCGCTCGCGCAGCGTGGTGGCAATCAGCTCCTCTACCTTTTTCTTTTGTTCATCCGTCGCCACTGCGAGCGTTTCGCGCAGCCGGATCATCTCCCGCTGCACGGGGTCGGTCTCGCGCTGAATGTCCCGCTCTTCTTCAAGCCGCGCTATCAGATCCGTGACGGCCTGCTTCTGCGCTTCAAGCTTGGCGATGGCGTCGTCGGCCGCTTTGTCACCGCCCGAGCCGTCATCCTCCCCCAGCAGGCCGCCGAGATTGAAGGTGCGGGGCTTTTTCGGCGGCGGTGTCGGGCGGTCGCCCTTGCCGGGAAGCTGTCCCTGAAACCGCTCATCGAAATTGTTGTCGTTTACCGCAGGACGCGGTGACAGATCGACGGTGACCCTTTTCAACTCCTCCGCCGACAAAGGATTGCCGAACATATCATGGGTGCGTGCCCACTCTACCCAGCCTTTCAGCTTGTCCCACCATTCGCCAAGAGTGCGCATCCAGCCGATGACTTCTTGGATGCCCGTGATGATCCATCGGAACGCGTCTCCAACGTCTCGCGCCATGGCCTGCGCGCCCGCCACGAATTCCGGGTCGTTCAACTTCGCCGCCAGTTCATTCAGATAAGGCAGCGCCATTCCGGCAATTTTGACCGCCATGCCTTGCAGGACAGCGCCGATCCGCGTCATCGTGTCGTTGAATTCTTCGGCCTGTTTGCCCATGTCCGTGCTGATCGTGATGCCCAGCCGATCCGCTTCCGCCGCCATCTCGGAAAGGCCATCCCTGCCGCTGTTGAGGAGCGGAATGAGATCAGCGCCGGCGCGACCGAATATCTTGATGGCGAGGGCCGTCTTGTCCGCGCCGTCTGCCATCGAAGCGAAAACATCCGCCAGGTCAGCCATCACCGCGTCGGTCGAGCGCATACGTCCGTCCGCCTCGGTGACGGCAATGCCGAGCGCGTCGAAGATGGCCTTGACGTCCTTCCCCTTGCCTGAAGCAACGGTGGCCATGACATTGGAGAGGCGCCCGAGGCTCATCGTCAGGGTTTCGAGGCTGACATCGGACAGATTGCCTGCCCACGCGAGCCGGGAGAGCGCCTCGGTTGTTAAACCGGATTTCTGGGCGCTCTTGCTCATGGCGTCCGCCTGGTCGATCGCCTGTTTCACCAGCAGGCCGATGGCGGCGGCGCCTGCGGCAGCGGCAAGGCCGAGATTGGCCCCCAGCTTGACGGCTCCCGCCGCAGTCATGTCGAAGGTGCGACCGAGGCGGTTGGCCCGTTTCTCGGCCTGATCGACGCCGCGACTAAAATCCTTGTCGTCGGTCCTTATTTCGAGAAGGGCTTCACCAAGCTTTTCAGCCATCGCTCACCTCCACGCCGGGGCTTGCCGGTGGCACCTCGATGACGGCGATGCCGATAGCGGCGAGCATGTCCGGCGTCGCCTTGGCCGTCGCGCGCCGCCCGCCATGGACGGCCCGTTCCAGCTGGTCGATCGCGCGGCGGGCATCCCGCTGCTTGACCTGACCGGAGCCGAGCGAGGCGGCGGCGATCCGCATCAACTGTTCTTCGGCTTCGAGGCGGGGGAGCATGATCCGGTAGGCCCGCACTAAGGCTGCCGGGGCTTGGTCGAGCCACCACGCTGGGTTTCCGCCATAGAAGCGTTGAAGGCGCGGAAGCTCGGCTCCCCAATCAACTGGGTCAGATGATCCGCTATCGCTCCCGCCACGCCCAGCCGGTTGCGGAGCAGGAGCGTCGTAAAAAGGTCGAGTACGGACCGGCGCTGCGCACCCGAGAGCTTGTCGAACACCTCGTCCGGCACCCCGACCATCACCGTGCGGGCGGCGACATCGATGACGGCGGTCAAGGCGTCGGCGCTATCCGGCTCCTTCGCGAGCGCCTCGATCTCACGGCCCCACAGGGTGAAACGCTGACTGTCCAGAATGGACAGTTCGTCAGGCGAGCGGATTTCATAGAGCTGACCGTCGATCGCGATCTTCGGGCGCTCGATCATCGTCGTGAGGTCAAGGATGGGTTTCGTCTTGTCGGCCATGGAGATTTCCTTCGCCAGATTGAATGATGGTGATGCCGAGCCGGGTGCATTCCCGTTCCAGCGCGGCGAGCTTCTCGCGGGCGGTCTGCGCTGCGCGGCGGTGGCGGCGCTCTTCCCGCTTATGGTGGCGCGCCTCGGCATCAAGGGCACGGGCGCGAGCTATCAGTCTTTCGGCCGTCATCGGCTCAAAGTGGCTTCTGATGCTGGATGAGGAGACGCCCGAAGCTCGCGGCGTCGGTGACTGCGGCGGGATCGCGCAGCGCGGTGAATTCGAGGGCCATGCCGGCAGGCTCGCCTTTGCGATAGGCCGGCTCGGGGTTCCCCGACATGAAGCAATACGGCACCTCGTACTGCATGTTCATGCCGTCGCCATAGGGCGATACATGCGAGCGCAGCAGGAGCGCCATCGTCGCCACCTGTTCGCCCTTATAGAACTGGACCGACCGGGTACCCGCCGTGCCAACGCCGGCGGCGGTCGTCGAAACCTCGTTCTGATTGAGAGCAAGGCGATAGTTTTCAAGGCTCACGTCCCACACGGTGAAGGAGATGATCAAATCCTCCTCACGGCGGAATGCCTTGATCGGCCCCGTGCTGCCGAGCGAACGCACCTTGTTGATGTCCTGCGTGTGCTGGACGGTGACGCCTTCCTCGTCATAGTTCTTGTCGCCGGAAGTGCCGATTTTGGTCCAGTCGGCCGCAGGAGCGGCGCTGATTACCGGGAAGGCGGTGCCGAGCGGCGCGTAATAGGCCGTGAAAGGAGCCGCGATGATTTCGAAGGGCGCGGGCATTTAAACCTCCTGAAGAGCGTAAAAGACCTGAAAGGACTGAAAGGTGCGCGGCCATGCGGCATCGGGATCGCGGGCCGAGAAGAAGCCGCCTGCTGGCTCGATCCAGTGAATGAGGCATCCGGCAACAACGCGCCGCCGGACATCGGCGAGCGGCGCGCGGCAGGCACGGCGCAGCGCGTCGGCCTCAAAAGGGGTGGAGCCATAGCAGAATAGATCGAACCGCTGGGCGTCGTGGTTGAGATAGCTGCCCATCGCCATCGATGCGCCGCCCGAGGGATGCACCACGATGGCATGTCGCGGCATGGCCTTCGCTTCCCGCGCGGGCAGTTCGTCGCCGAAGACACGGCGACCGGCCAGAGCGGTGACCTCGCCGTCAGCCTTCAGTATCTCGCATATCGCCGTGATGATGTTCGCGTCAGCCATGGTGCTGACACTACGGTGCGGGGACACGCCGAAACATGCGCGCGCCCGCGCGGGCAGTGTCTGGAAGGCAGAGGGTTCAGGAGAGTGCCGCGAGCATCGCGGCACCGGGGAGCGCTGTCAAGCGCCCTGTTTCGGGGTTTTCTTCTTGCGCTCGAATGCCTTTTTAATGCGACCGGCGAGCTTCAGATATTCCTTATCTGCGGCTGGGCGGAGGTAAGGGCGCGCGGGGATAGTGACGGATTTGACCAAGAGCACGCCGCCGGGATTGTCAGGATCGGGGATCGCCAACGCCTTAGCGTTCTTCGGCCTGATTATGCCGCCGATCTCATGGATCAGAGCGTAGACCACGTCGCGCACGCCCCATACACCGCGCACACCGCCTTTCTCGGGACGGCCATACGCCACGATATCAATGCCGCCCTCAAGAATGCCAGTGCGGTTCTGCCATTCGTGATTGGCTTTCGCCTGGACCACCGACGCCGCCATGGTCCGGTCGACGCCTTCGATCTGTGCCGCCTCCATCTTCTTGTTGACGGCCTTCCCATACCATTTGAGGGATTTGGTCTTTCCCGCCACAGCGTCATTCCTTCGAGTGGATGATCAGCTCTTTCGCCTTCATCATGTTCGTGCCGGCCGCGATCGTATAGGTCAGCTCCACGGGGATAATCTCGAAGCCACCGAACAATTCGCGGATCTGTGGCCGATCATTGATCGACATGATGAAACGCCCTTGAAGCCGCGCCAGACGCTCCGCCATCTCGGCGAATTCCTCGCGCCGGAACAGCCCCTTCCCATAATCGTTCTCGTTTCCGAAATAAGGCGGATCGAGATAGAAGAGTGTGCCTGGCCGGTCGTAGCGGTCGATCAACTCCTGCCAGCGCAGGTTTTCGATGACGACGCCGGTGAGCCGCTCATAGATCTGCTCAAGGATCGGCGCGACCATCGTCATGTTGAAGCGCGCCGTCCGGTCCCGGCTGACGCTGAAATTCCGCCCGCTGATTTTTCCGCCGAAAGCAATCCGCTGCATATAAATAAAGCGCGCCGCGCGCTCGAGGTCGGTCAGCGTAGCCGGGTTGCTGTCATAGAGCCTGTTGAACTCGCGCCGGCTGGTTAGCTGAAATTTCAAAACCTCCATGAACTGCGGATAGTGCCGCTGCAAAATCCTGAAGAGGTTCGCCACATCGCCGGACAAATCGTTGATCACTTCACAGTTCGGCGCGGACGTGCGCCGCAGGAAGATGCCGCCCATGCCCACGAAGCATTCGGCGTAAAGCGTGTGGGGTGTGGCGTCTATCAGCGCACAGATGCGCTTGGCGAGATTGCGTTTGCCGCCCAGATAGGGGGCGGGTGTGGATGTCGGGGTGACTGCACGCATTTCGAGAGATGGCATTTCGTGTTCTCCGAGAATCATGGATAGTTCGTCCGCCCCATCTGGGGCGGCGGGTGAAGCATCCCTCGGTGCTTGCGGGAGTATAGATTGCCGTCTGATCCCGCTGCCGGAGCATCGCTCCGGCCATCCGCTGACGGCGCCTGCAACAGGCGCTCTTACCGTTAGGCCGGTTGCACCTCCCTGCCGATAGAGCCGTGGACCTTATAATTGTCGGCGATGTGCATCAGGATCGCGCGTTTCAGCGCGTCCGGTACGTCCGCGGCGGTTTCGCCGAACCCGGCCAGAAAATCGATCTCCATACCGTCGAACCAATGGGCATCCGCGCGCGGGCTCAAATAGAGCCGCTGCGGGCGGGAGCCCTGAAGATAACGTTCGCCCGTGCCGATGATGAAAGCCATACCGCCCGGCGCGTATGCCCTGACCTCGACTATCTCGCGCACAGGATGGCGATAAAGCGCAACGCGGCCCGAACGCGGCCAGCGGTCGAGCCGTAACCGCCAGGTCTGATTGATCAGCGCAAGCCCGGCCTGCGCTTCCACGGCCTCACGCGCGGTACGGATAATTTGCGTGAGGAGCACATCGTCCTCATCAGGGGAAACGCGAAGAAAAGAGCGCAGCTCCGAAACTGTCACCGGCTCTATAGCTGGGGGAGTAATAAGATGCATCGCCATTCAATCGACCCGCTTCAGCGCGGCCTCCATATGCGTGTGTTTATATTGAACGGGTCCATCCACACGGACGCGCCCGGCAACAAGCGCATTGCCTCGGGCGTCCGTGATGGCGGAGATTTCATCGTCCTCGCGAAGATCGGCATCCAGCGCGAACAGTGCCCGCAGATCCTCGATCATCGCCGTCTTGTCGCCATCGACGGCTTCCCGGCTCTGTTTCGACCAGAAGAAGCACTTGAACGTGCCGAGCGGCTGGAAGTCTGGCGGGACCGGGTTGCCCCACGGATCATCGGTTACAGCCACGTTGCGCTCGACAAGCGCCCGATGGGTGAGACGGCGATTGACCGGGTTCATGCCACCTCCAAGCAGGCGGCGGCACGCCCAATGGTGTCAGAGCTAAATCCCCCAGCGAGCATCGAGCGCAGCGCCTGGACGGCAGCTTCATCATTCAAGAGCCGTTCGGTTTCCTCGCGCTGGGCCTTGATAGCCGCTCGAAGTTCGCCCGCCGTCGCCTTGAACGACATGGTGATTGCTTTCATGGTGCCCTCGCGCCGAACATAGAGCCGATAAGCAAGCCCGCGACCGGCGCGATCCATGCCCAGCTCATGAGGCCATCAATCCAAAAAGAGGCTATCGCCAGAGGAATGATGAGGAGTGCGCCGACGGCCGCGCCCAAGGCGGCGAAAATCAGTATGCCGATGCCTGATAAATCGATCATGCCATTGTCATCGTGCCGGCTCCCAGCACGCCTCCTAACCAGGTGAAAACATCCTCGCGCGCCTGTGAAAGCTCTTGGCCACTGGCGGCGGTCCATGAGTAGTCGCCAGCGTGCTCGCTCTTGAGCGCGCCGGGGTTGCCGACATCGATGGCCATAAGCCGGATCACCGCCTCATCACGCATGGCCAGCGCGCCGATCGGCGTGTAGGTGATGCGGACGAGGGACGCCCAGTAGCGATGGCCGTTCGTCCCGTCCCACAATCGTTGAAGGGTGCGCCCGCCATGCATCAGCCGGTAATCGTCGGCGGCGAGCACCGTCTCGCTGGTGCTGGTGCCGCTCCATCCCGGATCGATCTCCACGATCGTCACCGGCTTGCTCTCATCCATGGGGCGCGTGAGCCGCAGCATATGGCGATAGCGCGGCAGGTCCGGGCTTTCGCCGAGCAAGATGGTTGTCTCCCCGGTCGGGCCGAAGCGCGCATCGATCTCGGCAATGATCGCGTCGATCATCGCCTGCAGTTCGGTGTCGGAGAGGCTGCTCCCCGTGCGCTCTTTAACCCGGTCGATGAGCGCCATGGTTATTTCTCGCCCTTGTCAGCGCCAGCCTTGGCTTCCTTGTCGGCCTTTTCTCTGGCCTCCTTTTCAGCCTTCGCTTTTGCCGTCGCGTCCGCCGTGGCCTTGGTCCCGGCATCCGCCTTAGTCTTGGCGTCCGCTTCAGCCGCGCCCGTACGGGAAGCCTTGAGCAATCCGTCGACCAGGCCGAACTTCCCCGCCGCACTCTGGGGGATTTCGTCACCGGGGACGGCATAAAGAGTGGAAGCCCGCTTATCGCCAGCACCCACCAGGCGCTCTTTATCAGCCGTGAGATAGAGCCGCTCTTTCGCTTGCATGGCACCTGATCCTCATTCGCTTGTTGACCACAGGACATGCAGAAAGCCGCCCGTGGTGTCGGTTGTGGTGTTGGTGATGGAGCCGCCCTTGCCGGGCGTGATGGAGAATTCCGCCGTTATGTCGGCTCGCGTCGGTGGAGTGCCGTCGGTGATGTGCTCGACGGAAAGCAGCGTGTCGCCGTCCCTGATCGATCCGGGGACGATGTGCTCGCCTACCGGACCGCCCGCGATCATCGCGCAGCCGACCGGCGTGGAAAATCCTGATATTGTCGGCATCAAAGCCTCCTTATGTCGTGGAAACGGGGGCGCCGCCTGATAAGCCGCGCCCCGCTTTCGCGTGGGAGCTTAGGCGGCGAGACCCGTTACTTCGCTGAACGCCGCCGGACGGAGCACCACGAACGCGTAGCGCATATCGGCGCGCACGGTGCGCTTGCCCTCGCCGAACTGGGTGCCGACATAGCCGACCTGCACATCCACGCCGCGCCGTTCGTAAAGCGAAATCCAAGCCGGCTGGAAGGAACCCACAAAGCCAGTGCCCGCTGCATCGGCGTCCTGCTGGACCACCGGAAGCCCCCACATACGCTCCGGGCCGGCCTCGCTGGGGCTACCCCAGATATAAATGCCGTCCGAAGTACGAAGCAGCCGGACGGCCTGCCAATCCATGGGATGCATCAGCAGGTGCGTCGGAATGGCGCGACCGACAAGCCGGATTTTGGTCATCGCCTTATAGAAAGCATCCGGCACCGGGTCGGCTCCGCGCGCTTGGGTCTGGATACCGGCTACGTTCTTGATGCCGCGCAGATTGGAGCCCGCGCCGTCGCCGACCAGCACCTGAAAGTCGAGGCGCTGCCGCAGGCCGAAGGTGAGGCGCGAGTTGATATAGCTGCGCGCCTGGGCAACGTCTTCAAGCTGTTCGTCGGTCACCGGCAGGCTATCGCCGATCTTGCGGACGGGGCTGGTCTTTTCCGTCAGCGCAAAGCTCGCTTCGGGATAGGGACCTCCTTCTGCGATTTCCTTTGCACCGGAAACGCGTGAGGTTTCCTCCATATAGACAACCTGATCGTTGCCTGTCTGTGCCATGGGGATGATATCGAGCACCTGGATTGGCCGGCTTGCCGCTTCGACGAAGCCACCGATGCGCAGATTTTCCGGTGCCCACCCGGCAGTCGTGGACATGAGGGCCTTGGAGCCTATCGTCTCGAAACCCATGCCCTTGGCGAGGATATCGGATGGGAATGCCTCGCTGAAATTCAGGGTGACGCCGCCGCCACCGCCGGATTTAACCCAATCCTGATAGGATTTCTGATCGACCACCATATCACCGAGCGCCTTGATACGTTCGATGGAAGGGTGGTTTCCCCCACCGCCGGGCAGCGGTGGCCGGTTTCGCGCTTTCGCCCGCTCGTCTTGATCATGGGCCGCCTTCTCGGCGGCTTCGAGCGTTTCGGCCTGTTGCCCGAGCTCATTCAGCTCGGCATTCATCGACTTGACCTTCTCGGCCACGGCGATCGAGCCCTTGACGCTATCGCCAAGGCAAGTGACCTTGTTGAAGTCGTAGCTCTTCTGACCGCTATCGGTCGTAACGAGCGCCTCGGTAAATACCTTTCCGAGGTCATCCTGTTTCGCCGCGAGCTTTTCGCGGACCTGTTTCAGCGTGAGATCGTTAGCCATGGTGGCTGCTCTCCTGTCGGGGTTATCTCTGGCCATGCGTCCGCGCGCGGCTGGTGATGAAAAGCCCGCATCCGCGCGAGCCTGACAGTCAGAGACTATGGGAGAGTGCCGCCGCCGAAACATGCGCGCGGGTGCGCGGGCAGTGCTGACGGGCGGGAAAATTGGAAAAGGCGGTGACGGAAGCAACCGCCCCCGAACATCTCAAATTTAGTTCAAATTTGAAAGGCCATCGAAAGGCGTGTGCGGCTTTTTTCCTCGCGGGGGCAGTCTGGTCGCCCCCACAAGGAAAAGGCGCTCCACGGGCCTTTATTTCGGAGGGGAATTTAGAGCCGCAGCCGGGACCGTGCTTCCCGCGTGTGGAACTCGGCAGCGAGCCGCTCGGCTTCCTCTTGTGCCTGACGATCCGGCTGATTTCCAGATGCGCCAGCAGCGAGCATCGCGTCAAGCCTGTTCTTCAGTTCGGTGAGTTGGTCGAGCCGCGCCTTGCTCATCTCGCGGCCCTGCGCCTCGCGCAATCCCTTGATGTCGCCGGCCCGCTCGATGATGTCGTCGATCTCGGCCAACACCGCCTCTATCCGCTCGGCGAAGCTGCCGCGCGATTTCATGGTGAGTGTGCCCGTGCCCATGCCCGCGCCCCGCACCACAGGTGAAATCTCATGTACGTCGAGACGCTTCAGCACGCGCACACGGTCGCCACTACGCTGCTCGATCTGGCTGTCGAGGACGCCGAAGCCATAACTCCACTCCTGCACGGGGTTGCCGTTTTCCAGATCGAACTTCAGTGTGGAATGCCACTCTCGGCCCACCTCGGATTTCATATTGAGGTAGAGGTCGGCCAGCGCCGCGTCTCCATCTTCATAAACCCTTGCCTTGCCGAGCGGAACCGCGCTGCGATTATGCGCCGGCAGGATCGAAACCCACTGGCCGCCTTCCTTCCAGCTGAAGGCACCGGGCATATAGGTGTCGCCGTCATGGTCAACGGCAGAGAGGACGGCGATACGGGCTTGCCCGCGCCCGGCGTCGTCCATGTCCTTAACGGTCAGGCTTTTGATTTCGGTCGGCATGATCCAGTTTCCTCTTTTCCCGCCTGTCCTTCGCCCAGGCTATGAAATCCTCTACCCGGCAACGGCTGCATGGCCGGGGTTCGTCGGATGCGTCCAGCACCTTGCCGGTACCGTCGCAGCACAGGCATCGCGGCGTCATCACTCGTCATCGTCCCCGAAATAGGGTGCGAAAGAGAGTGTGCCGTTCGGATGCTCATCGGCAGCCATCTGCGCCGCCGCGTCAGCGGTGACGATTTCACCATTCCGGGCGATATGATCAGGCAGGGAGCGTCCGGGGCCTAAACGGCCGTCGAAAACAATGAAACGCTCCACATTCGCCGCCCGCGCCCGCTCGATGGTGCTGATGTTCTGCGCATACTTCGTCTCGGTGCGGGCAATCGTTCTCGCCCTCGTCTCCGCACTCAACCATGGTCCGCCCTCGACATGCTGGGCAACGCGGGCGGCGAGCTGCGCCGCGCCTTCGCCCTCGGCGCGACCTTCGGCGAGCGCGTCGAAGAGTGTGCGCTTCGTCTGCTCATTCAGATCGACTAGGCCGGCGCGGCGGCCACCGGCACCGACAATCGAGCGCGCCACTGGATCGGGCAGGCTGCCACCGAGGCCTGCCAGTTCCGCCGCTTCAGCCAGCTTCTTGCCCACCTCAAGATACTGCGCCTCGAAAAGACGGCGAAACGTGGTCTGATGCTCGCCAATACCCAGCGCCTCAAGGATCATCTCGACAACGAGATCGTCGGCCTTCGTTTCTTGGATCACGGCATCCTTCGGCGCGACATTTTCCGCTTCGAGCAACGGCAATGCCGCCTTTTCAGCAGCCTTCCCGAAGCCCACGAAAAAGCCTTTAAGCCGCTTTTCGAAAGCGCGCGCCAGCGGGTCTTCCTGCCGCTGGATTGCCCGAAGGAAGGCCATTCCAGCGCGCTGCGCCGCCACAGGCGCTCTCGCGGCCTTTTCTCCTTGCTGTTTCGGTTCCGGCTCTGGATCACGTGGCGGCGCACCGACCGGCACCTCTATTGATGATATCGGGCGCAGATAGATGCGGTGGCTATCATCGACCTCCATGCCCCATGCTTCGCGCGCCTCGGCGACAGTCACGGCACCGCTCGTTAACCGGGCTTGCCAGCGCGTGGTTTCCTTGTCCTCATCTTCGGACAGGGCGAGCACCTCGGATGTGTCCCATTCCGTTTTCAGGCGTCCGGATCCAGCAGCCGGAAAATCGGGCAAGAGCGAGCGGTCCAGTTCGTCGGCCATCATCCGCGCTGGGGGCAATACACCATTGCGCCAGGCGAGCTTGATCATCTCCGACATGGTAGCGCCGACCTTCGTCGCCTGAAGGCCAGCACCGAAACCGACCACGGCGGCCGGGATGCCGAGACACGCACATATGCGCTCCTCGGCCACGTCGCGCGCCTCGGACATATTCATCTGTTGCGGGTTGAAACCGTAGGGAACCACATCGGTCGGCGCACCCATCACGAGGGGACCGCCGCGCCGATCTCCGCCGAACGCCTCCTGAAACCATGCCTTCGTGGCCGCGACATCCTCCTGCGCGACAACGCCGCCCGTCTTCGGGCTAATCACTACGCCGGGCACGCCCATATTGCGCAGGAGCGAGGCCACAAAATTCGAGCTTTCGAGATCCATGAAGATTTCGCGGACCGCGCCGTCGATCGGCGATAGCCCCTTGCGCGGATCACGCGGATCCAGCCCGTGCCGGAAATGCACCACATCTTCCGGCTCCAACCGCATCGGCTCGACGCCGCCGGGGCTATAGCGATAATGCGTCAGGAACTCACGCCCATCATCGGAACCTTTCGGCTCAAGCATCCAGTGCGGGGCGTACCACAGTTCGACAGGCACCCCGACGCCGTTGCGCACCTTGATCCAGTAGGCGTTTCCGGCGACGCACCAGCTCCACACCGTCGCCGCCCAGAGGGCGAGATCACCATAATAGGCGTTCGGGCGGTTGATGAGCTGCAACATCGCGTGGTCGGCGAGGTCGTTGACCTTGCCGCCCCGCCCATACTGCATGACGGTGAGCCGTGCTTCCGGCAGGGCGCGCTGGATCCATTGCACCGGCGCGGTGACCACGGATGCGTCGATGCAATCCCCGACTTCCTTGCGATAGTCGTACCGGGTGCGTTTCAGGAAACGCCCCATGAAGACGGATTGAGGGTTATGCCGCATGCGCGTCAGCGCCTTCGTGAGCCAGCTAGCCATAGGCGATGAAATCCTGATCTGGTTGAGACGATTGGCCGAGCTGGCCCATCAGCGGACGCCACGGTTGCTGATTGACAGCGTCGGCGGCATGGATGGCGAGCGCCAGCGCCCAGAAACGGTCAGCATGGCCGTCCGTTGTCCGCTCGGCGGTGAACCGGATGTTGCCCGCCGCCGTCACCTGCTTGGTGACTGACCGCAGATCGGCACGGACCTCGCCGCTATAGGGAATGCGGAGACGCCGTTCCTCCATGCGCGAGCGCACCGGATAGGCCAGCTTTTCCTTGACCTGCGCGGTGAAGGTGACGCCCTCGACCAGATAGGGGCCGAACTTCGCCTGCGCGTCATCGACCCAGCCGATACCGAGGCCGGTGGCGTCGATACAGGTGCGGCGGCATTTCGCAAGCCACGGCCAAATGACTTTCTCCTGATCGGGCTTGCTCATATTCTTCAGCGTCTCGACATGCCTGGTATAAAGTACGTCGCCGAGCCGCTCGACGATCCAGAGTACCGTCAAGTCCTTCTTCCGGCCAATGTCGATCCCGGCATAAAGCTCGCCGCCCTCGGGCACCTGCCAGTTCGAGTGTTCCGCATATTCCGCCGAGGCGATCAGATCATATTCAAGGAAGGCGGCATCGTCGTTCGCCGGCTGGCACATATATTCCTGAAGAAAGCTCTCTTCATCCGCCGCGCCGCTTTTGACCCAGTCGAAATAGGTGGCCTCGTCCATCTCCTGCCGTTCGTCATCGGCAGGCAGCGTTTGCTGTAACTTCCACAGGAAACCCTCATCCAGAGCGTTCTGAAGCGTCACCGTGTGGAGGCTGATCCGTTTCGGATTGCCGCCTTCCTTCGCCTCGCGCACGAGCTGGTTGAAGAAATTATGCGAACCGCGATGCGTGGAGATAACCTCCATCGAGCCGCCCCAGGTGATGCCAGGGTAGGCGATGGTCCAGAGCTTGCGCGGATCCGGATGCAAGGCGAATTCGTCGAGCACGCGGCCACCACGCTTGCCGGCCTGCGCGTCCGGGTTCGAACTCATGGAATGGATGCGGCGACTATTGGCGAAACGCAGCACAAGGGCGCTGTGTTTCTTCTCCTCATCGATGACGACTTCGCCCATGTCGCGGGCGGCGATATCGGCGATCCCGGCCCAAAGCTTGCAGTCCTCGAGGAAGAGACGAGCCTGAATTTCATCGCGTGACGAAACCCATTCATCATACCGCGCGGCCTGAAGCGCGATGCGGGAAACCATGGCATAGGCGGTTGACCAGGACAGGCCGATCTGGCGGCTCTTCTCGATGAGCTTCAGCCGCGAGCGGTCGGCGATCCACCGCGCCTGATACGGCAGGAAGATAGCCTCGGTGTTCGCGGGCACGATGCGGGCATTGCCCATTACATGATCCCCGCGAGGCGCTGATTGATCTTGCGCATGGCCTCGTCCGAGACGCCGTTCGCTTTACCGATCTCCGCCACATCCTTGGCGGCTTCGGCTACCTGCTCGGCATATTCGCGTTCGAGCAAACGCCGATAATCGGTAGAGAGCTTCTGGGCGGAGACAGCATCCTTGTTCGCGCGGGACAACTCCATGATGTCCTTCGGTGACAAGTCGCCGCCCTCGGCGAGCTTGAAGGCCGCCATCTTCAACATTTCGGAGACGGCGACCGTCATCTTGTCGGCGCTGTCCATGCCGAGCATTTCGGCAAGTTCAACCGAAATGCGACGTGTCTCATCAAGCGCCTTGAACTGCGTGGCCTTGCGCACCGAAAAGCGTGAGAACGCGCTCTTGCTGATCGGGCCGATGCCACGGTCGGCGATCCTGGCGTTGAATTCGGCCAGCAGGTCGATCTGCAAGCGCTTGCCCGCCCGCAACTCTTCATTCAGCCACGCGAGATCGCCATCCGCCTCTTCGGGGAGCATATCAAGCGACGATAGGCGCCCGCGCCCCTGCCGTCCTGATTTTTCCGTGCGCGGCCGTTCGACCATCGGCTATACCTCCGGCGAAGGGCGCGCCACGCCCTCGATTACCGAGCGCCGTTCGACATGGTCGATACCGGCGCGCGTGATAGCCGCGACCAGCACTGTGCCCGCTTCGAGAAGGTGGATCGCGCCCAGTTCTTCGAGCTTGTGGAGTTGGGTGCGGATCCATTCACGACTGCGGCGGTGGCCGAACGTGTCGAGCACCTTTTCAAGCAGCGCTTCGTTGAGGCGTCCGTCCGGCTGCTGGGTCAATTCCTTGAGGATGACAAGCCGGGCGTCGGCCGTCAGATGCTCGTCAAATCGCATGTCAGGGCTTCTCCCGTAAAAGATATTCCTCGATCCGGCGCATGGCTGCCTTCACGCCATCATGGCTTTCCTCAAGGCGACCGAGCCCGCTCTTCACCTGCTCGACAGCGAGCAGAAGTCCATTGAAATCGTCCTTGCTGGGCAGGTGCTTCAACTCGCTTTCGAGGGACTGGATGCGCCGATCATGCTCAATGAGCTTTTCCTCATGATCGGTTATTTTCCCCTCATTGGCTTTCGACGAGGCGGTCAGCCAGGTGTAGATGATGCCGCCGATCGCCAGCAGGGAGGCGACGGGGCCGCTCCATGTGCGCAATTCCTCCATTACTTGGCACCTCGCATCGCTTTCACGGCGTCGATCGCGGTGGTGCCCAGCGCCTTCACGGTATGGCCGCCCATATATAAAGAGATGAACCAGGTGGTGAGCGTCATCATCACGCCGAGATCCATGCCGCTGGCGATGTCGGCACCAGTCAGGGCGTCCGCCACCGGCACGATCATGAGGCGGACGAACCACATCAGGCCGAGCAGGTACATCCAGCCCCAACGCCAGCCGCTGACCCATAGGCCTTCCTTCTGCTCGGCCTGCAAAAGGGCGAACTGACCAGAAAGGCCCTTCGACCAGAGTTCGATCAACTCCGGCATGAAGTCTTCGGCTTGAGAAACAGCGTTTTCCAGCTGCTCACCGGGAAGATCGGGCAATTTCTCCGGCGCGACACCGGCCCGCTCCGCAACCTCGCCGATCACGGCTTCAACCAGGTCACCGCCGATTTCGCCGAAACGGCCACCGAGCACCTTGCCGATCAGGTCCGCGCCGACCTTGGCCGCGATAGGCGCGAGGATGGAAATGAGGGCGGCGCTCATTTGCGGCGTCTCCAGATCAGGACGCCGACGACGATCACCGCCACCGCCGCAACGGTGCCGATGATGATCCATGCCGCTCCGCTCGAAGGGCTGACTGCCACACCACCAGCCGCCGCACCACCGACGACGGCAACCGTGCTGCCGGCCGCCGCTGCGACAACCCCGATCGCCGTCGTTTTGTTGGTGCCTTGGGGGGCGAGCTTGATCGGCTCGTCATCATAACGCCGCTTGCATTCAGCGAGCGCCGCGCGGACTTCTGCCACGGTTACGGCCGCGTTCTGACCGTAATAATATCCTCTGCCGGATGTGGTCGGTAGGCTGGCCCATTCTTTGGATAGGGCAACGATCAGCGCATCCAGCGTCATATTACTAGCCAGCCAGCGGTCAAACCCGCGCCCGGCCATGAGGTAGCAGGCAAGCCTATCCTGCAGGGAAGCATCGAAACGCGTGGTGCTGACAAGCTTCAGGCTGCTTTTGAGCTTGCGCAGCGTGGTGCGGACAATCTGATATCGTCCGAGCGCGGAAGAATTGAGCTTATTCTTCGGATGAGCGAGCATCGCGGTCTGAAGATAGTCGATGTCGTCGAGCGTCATGTTGACCAGATCGCGGTCACCGCCCGTATAGGCACCGTAGCCCAGCGTCTCGTTATAGCCACGCCTCTTGTCCGTCCCCTCGGATTTGCCGAGCAGGTCGAGCATGGGCCGGTAAATATAAAATGGATCGTTCATGGAGAGCCCCCCGATGGGGTGCGCCGGACGGCGCACCGGGGCTCAATTTGGCGTGATTTCTACTTTGGGTTCATACGCGCGGGTGCGCGGGGCAGGCTCAATCCCGAAACAGGCTCATCTGATTTTCGTCATTGAACCAGCGGCGAACCGTCGCCACGTCCGCCCGCAGGGTGCGGGCGATTTCGTTGTGGCTGGCGCCCTTCGCCTTCATCGTCGCCGCCACCCATTTACGGGCGAGCGGGATTTTTATGTATCCCGGCCCGATCTCGCGGGCAAGACACTCTACATTGTGCTCGCCGATCGTTCTCGCGGCTACGGAGCGCTCCGTTGATGTGGCGGGCAGATAGATGCAGGAGCCGCCGATAGAGAGAAACAGGCGCATGGCTTCATCCGCGCCGAGCGCCTTGACATAGGGAGCGACATTCGCCGGAATTTTCGGAATATGCACTTCATCGATAATCATCGTACAGAATTCCCCGTTATCTGAAGCGTCATGGCAAGCTCCCTGGCCGTCAGCTCCTTCAACTTCGCCTGCAGCTCGACACGCCGATGGCTCATCCTCGGCAAGGCGGAAATGCGGTTTTGAAGGGAGATGCGGTTTTCCCGCAGACGTCCGAGGACCGCGTCCTCGCGCCATGTGAAAAGCGGGAGGACGCGCTCCATCTCATGCGCTCCATGGCTTCCATTGGATCAACACGCCCTCGAACCTCCCGAGGCCGTGGTAACGCTGCCAGAACTGGCCCATTTCCGCGCGAGCGCTGACGCTCCTTTCCCCTCCCAGAAGGTGCCCCTGCCCAAAGCCGTCCGCGCGGGCAAAATCTTCAATCTCATCACTGTGAAGCGCAATGCTACCTATGATGATGGAGGCGATCAGCACGTCGATCAGCGGGCTGACCTCGATCACGATGTCGTGTACGGAAACACAGACGGGATCGGGATCCACCAGCTTGCGGCAATGGCGGGTACGCATGGCCCTGTAGAGATGGATCGGCTCGCCGGGCCGCGCATGGCGGCGACGGTGCCCGCGCACCGTCTGCGACTTCACGCCGGCAGCAACCAGCGGACAGAACATCGGGGCGAAGGAATAGGCGACCATCAGCGCTTTTCCTTCTTCAACGCACGGACCTTGACGCCGAGGCTGTTCATCACCTTCTGCCATTCCGACTTGTCCATGAAGGGCGGCTGCGGAAAGCCGTGAGCATCCAGCCAGCTTTCCAGTTCACCGGCCACAGAGCCGGCCTTCAGGAGAATGGCCCACTGTGCGCGGGCGATCCGGTAGCCGGGGGCCTTCTGCCATGGCCGCTGATTTTTATCCGTGCTCCAATCGACGCCGGCGTCATGCGCCATCTTTCCCTTGAGCGCCTCGATCACTTTCTGGGCGTCATCCGGGTAGCGGACCCAGCGGACGTGGTCGATGCCGGTTTGACGTTTGGCGAAGGAAATGATCGCGTCATCATCCCGCCGATGGAAAAGCCCAAGATTGCAGGCGCCGATCCACAGCGCCTGAAGCTTCTTCGCATACGGCCCGTCGAGCGTCTTTCGAGTGCCCTTCGAATATGGCTTGAAGCCGAGACGGCGCAGCTCACCCAGCACGATCTCTTGTTGCTTCGGCGTCATACTGCTCGCATGGCGTATGCCCGTCAGCCGCTCATAGAGATCGCGCTCGTCATCTTCTTCGATACCGAGTTCGCGGATGGCAGTCTTAATTGCCCGGATCGTGCTCATATGCCTCCCTCCGCATCAGGAGTGAGCGGAGGCACCGGGTCGATCGGCTCGAAGCGTCCGTCGATGAATTCCTCGACGCCGCGAACCCAAAGGCGGCCATCCTCGCCCCGGTAGAGGACAACGGCATCCATGTCACGCAGGCCGCTGTCTGTCTGGACGAGGGCGATGCCGGTTACCTGATAGGTACTGCCGCGTTTCCGGTGGAGGTGGGTTGGGACGAAATTGTCATGCGTGATCATGATAAAAACCTCTCCATGTCGCGAGCGATCCGGGAGAGGTTCAACTCGCCATAAGCAAAACCGTTACGGGCTGGGGAATCTGTAGTGAAGTCGATGATGCGGGCGATTGTTTCGCCGTCTACGATGACGAGATCGACATTTCCGGCGCGGCCAATGGTGGCCTGCAACGCCTCCTCGATCAGGGCAACGGAGCGAGCGACGGGAAGACGCAACGTGTTCATGCCGCACCTGCCTTGTGATCTTCGAGCACGAGAGCCGCTAGGTAAGAAGGTGACGGACAAGGTTTGCTGACCACAACTCTACCATTGGCCCATAGAAAGAATTCGGCATCACAAACGAAATCCTTGCGCCAATAGCCCATCGTAGTCTGCTCACCGCCGTAGAGATCGGCTTTGCAAACAGGGCAGCGCTTCAGTTCAGAAAACTTTCTGCTCATATCGCGCCTGCCTTTCCCGCCTCATGCAGGTGGGAAATCAGGTTTCGGGTGTCCGGATCGAGACTGGACGCAAATTTCTGCAACCACATTTCGCGATCGCTCACCGGCGTGTGGTTCAGATCAATGGCCATCTCGGTTAAAACCCACACAAGAAGTGCGGGCTTTTCCTTGAACTGACCAGCAACATCCGCAACAATGGCCTGACAGGGCGTCAGACCGTCCTCATCCGGCTCGCCGACCCAGACGGCTTCAAGATCAATGGTTGCAATCGCGGTATCTTCTTTCTCCGCTGCCGCGATCTTCTGCTTGAGCTCTTCCACCCGATCTTTCCAGCGGCTCCGCTCACGGTCGCGCCGGGCGCTGTCATCGATCATGTCGGCGCAGAAGAGTTCCGTTTCCGCGCGCGTCAGTTCTTCGTTCAGTGTTTCGAGGGTTTCCATGGATCAGCCCTCCGCCCCGGCGGTCTGAAGCTCCGCCGTTTCAATGACGAAATCTTCGCCGTCAGACGAGATCGAGACGCCCGTTATCATCTGGGCCGTATCAGGATCGGCCAGCATGGCGTCCTTGTTGATCTCGACCTTCTCGCGCAGAAAGGCTTTCAACCCGAACTTCTTGCAATGCTCGATAATGGCCTTGACGTTCGACACGGACACCTTCGGCGGGCGCTGCCGCCACGAAACGCGACCGGTGCCGAAATCGTGGTATTTCACCCTGCCGTCATTGGTCAGCGCCGTGCGGTTGGCTTCGCAGTAGACCTGTATGCCTTCCACCTGCTGGCCCATTTCCTCGACAAGGGGAGCGATTTCCCGCTCCAATTCCTCGCCGGCCTGCCGGACCTTTTCATCCTTCGCGGCCTTGCGCGCGTCGATCTCGCGGCGCAGGGTGCCGATCCGCCCGACTGCCGCCGCCGCCTGTTCCCGAGATTGCGGCACCCGTGCGAGCGCCTTCAGCTTCGATTTCTTTGCCATGGTTCCCATTCCTCATCGCAGCCTCAAGCTGCCTGATTGCCTTCACCACACCGTCGATCGCCGCAGCCTCGCCGCGGGAGAAACGGTCATTTTCCAGCTTCTGCCCGGCTGTGAGCACGAGCTTCACCGATCGTTCGAATTCCGCCTGTTGCGCTGGCGGGGGCGTTGCCGCGAGGATCGCCGCCACCAGCGGGGCGACCTCGGCGGCGAGCTGTTCAAGATCGAGGTCGATCACCGCCGGGTACGGCATTGACGTGTTCCTTGGGTTCCGGGCGCGAAATGACGGGGAACAGCATGACGTCGCCGGTCCCCACCGCGTCGGCCAGCAACTGCCGCTGGCGCTGCGCCCGTTCCCGCCGCGCCGCATCGTTCCAGCGATGGCGGGACACCTCGTTTTCGAGAGCCATCGCCGTCTCGCGGAATTCTTTCAGAGTGCGCATGAGCGCATCCACCCCGCGCGGGCTGACGTTCACGCCCTTTTCCTCAAAGCGCGCGAAGATCTGTTCCAGATGTTTCAGCCGGTCGGACAGTTCAAAGGTGTTCGGTTGCCTGACCATCACGCCGTCTCCACATCGCGGTTCGCCCATGCGGCGCGCAAATCGTTGAGGGTCATGTCGCGCTGGGCGCCCTGCGCCGCCATGCGGGCGAGCTTGACGGTCATGTCCACCTGACCGAGCGCGCCGGGTTTCATGCCGACGCCGGTCAGGAATTCCATCTGCTTGGGGTCGGTGATGCCCCAGGCGGCGATGAATGCCGTCAGGTCGGCTGGATTGGGCTTGTCCCGCCGAATGCGCTTGAAGATGCGACGACGAAGCTGGCCGTATCTCTCGCCGGATGACCAGGTGCGGAACCGGGCATAGGTTTCTCGGTTGCCGAGTAGCGCGACGCCACAGCGGCATTCCGGAACATCAACGAAATGGCGGAGCTGGTTGATGGCTTCGTCGCTTAGGTTCTGGGCCTCATCAACTATCAGAAGCGTGCCGTCGCCAATGCGAGCCAGCCGCCGGGTGAGCGCGCGCAGCAACCGGGCCGGGCTTCTCTCTTCCACACCAACCGCCGCCGCGATCTCATTCAGCATGTTGTGGACGGAACGGGAATTCGGGCTCATCGTCACGATGTGGCAATTGGCCCTGGTCTCGCGATAATAGGTCGCCGCTATGGTTTTTCCGATCCCGGCATCGGCGGTGACCATCACCATGGTCGGCATGATCTGCGCGACAGACAGGGCGCTGATGACTTCTCTGGAAAAGGCGAGGTCGAGAAATTCAGGAGACTGCGGAACGCTGTCCGTAAGCTCGTCCACGCTCTCCTGATTATCGAGCCACTGGCGCACCCTGGCGTTCACGGCGTCATAGCGGCCATTATAGGTGCTCGACAGCCACTGGCTGAATGTGCCGGTGCCGAGGCCGGTGCGCCGCGCGACCTCGGCCTTGCTCCACGCGCGCGTCGTCATAATCGCTTCCACGCGTGCCGCCAGCTCCGTCCGCTCGGCCAGCACGTCGTCCACGATTGAGTTTTCCGCATTCTTCATCTATTTCTCTCCTATGTTTCATCCGACTTTTCGCCCGGTCCTTATGGCCGGGCTTTTTTATGCTTCCTTGAGCAGCCGCCTCCCCATCAGGCTCGCCACATTCTCGAAGGCGGCCTCGGCCTCCTCGTTCCAGCTTTCTTCCGGGCGGGGTTTAAGGGCGGCATTGCCGCGCGTGGCGAGACGGGTGACGGCCGGCTTCATGGATTTCTTTTCGGAGACCGCTGTCGGCGCATAGAGCCGCCCCAACTCATCGGGCTTCATGGTCACATGCAGCTCTGCCAGCTCGCGCTGTTTCTTCTGGAAGGCGGCGCGCAGGCGGTTGTGGGTATGGGCCTCTTCCGCGTCGATGAAATCGACATCACCCAACGATGGTGCCTCGCAAAGGAGTGAGCCGCGCAGGTCGTAGACCTTGATCGGGCGCGTCAGATCGTCAGGATCGAAGCGGGCGGCGAGTTTCTTCCCGGCATGCTCGATGAGTTCTTCCGTCCAGTAGCGGTTGCCGAGTAGGTGGATTTCGCCATTGCCCTTCCGCGCGGTGACTTCTTCTGCCATCAAGAGCCAGAGATCGCGCTGCGTCGTCGTAGGCCAACGCACGATGGTGGACGGTTCGGCGATCGATGCGGCGAAGGCCTCATCGAATGAGCGGCCCTTCGCGGTCTCCGTTTTCCGGCCCACACGCGCATTGTGCTCGGCAATCATGCCATCGACGAATTGCCGGAATTCATCCCATTCGAGCACGCGCGAGCCGTAGTTTTCAGGCTTATTTACGGGGCTGTTGCCCGTGTATGCCCCGGCGCAGAATGGATGCTTGGCGATATCCTCGCAGAAGTCGCGAAAGGCGCGTTCGATCGGCTTGGACTGTCCGGCGTAAGGCGTGGCCCAATGGACCTCCACGCCGAGCTGGGTCAGCAAACCATCGGGCTCGTCATCGCGTACCTTGAACCGGTACCGGTTCGGCGTTCCGCCTGTAATCCACTTTGAAGCGAAGCCACGCCCGTTATCGAGCACTATTTCGTCGAAAATACCGTAGCGTTCGACCACGTCGCCGATGACGAGGCGCACCGCGACACGGTTTTCCGTTTCGCAGTGACGCCAAGCGAGGAACTTGCCGGAGAATATGTCCTGAATTGCCACCAGCAGAGGGCGGAATGGTTCGCCATTGCCGCTTGGGCGGTGCACCCAGATATCCCAGCGATGGCCATCGATATTAACCACCTGCATCGCGCGCAGCCGCTTCTTGGTGCGGCGCTGGGCCGGATAGAGTTTCTTCAACTCATCGCGTCCGCTCCGCTTCAGCTTGATCACGCTCTGCGGCACCTCGGCCTCGAAGCGACGGCGGAGCGCCCGTTCGGAAGGCAGCGGTTCCCATCCTTCCCGCTTCGCCGCCGCTTCCAGCCGTCGATAGCAGGCCGAAAATTTCGGCGCTTCGGCGCGCAGATAGTCAGATTTCAGCGCCTCCCATGCCTTCGGGTGGCACTCGGTGAACTGTGCGGTGGCCTTGTAATCCGGCGCGAGCGCGGCCAGCCAGTCCGACGCTCGGACGCCGCGCACCGTATTGAGCCAGTTGCGCAAGGTCGGCGTGGAAATCCCGGCCTCACGGGCGGCGATTTCAATGGCCGCCGTCTGTGTCTTGCCGACAGACATCAGCCGATGCGCCGCCTTGACGATCGTCAACCGGCGGGCACACTCGTCCTTATGCTTCTGCGGCAGTTCATCATAGCGCCGCCAGATCGGGTTTTCGGTGGTGTCGGAAGAAGGCTTCGCCGCCGCGTCGGCCTCTTTGGCCGGCAGCAAGTTCTGTGTGGTCTGCGGAAAAAGCGTGAGGTGATATTCCCAGCCGTGCCCGGCCTTGCGCGCCTTGCCGTCCGCCGCGCGCCATTTCTGCTCGGTGATCTTCCGGTTCCAGCCCCGCACAGAAGCGGGCATGGCGGGGTCCGCCACCTGCACCGCTTCTTCGACGCTGTACCACCCGTCAGCCATGGGCCGTCACCGTGCGCAGGGCCGTCCAAAGGGTATAGATGAAGCTCGCGATGTTAAGCGCCAGCAACAACAGGATAAGAAGGCGGAACCGGCGTTCGCGCCTGCGTTCCTGTTCAAGTTCGTCGTCATCCATCATGCATCACCTGTTGAGCGTGTGGTGGCAGGTATCGAAGGAATAGCGGTCCATGCAGGCGGCCATGCCGCCACCGCAATGCGCGAGCGCAACCAGAACGATAGCGAGGCACGAGGAATGCAACAGGACCGCCCGGAGCGTCATTTCGAAGCTCCCAGCGGCACGATGTCGAAGCCCAGCTTCTTCAGCCCGGAGCGGATGGCCCTTTCGTCGGCCCCCCAGTAGTAGATGACGGCGCTGATACGCTCCTGCCGGTTGAGACGTCCGAAACCGCTGATAGCAATATCGAATTCCCGCTTTCGCTCTTCATCTTCATCAAGCAAGAGCGCATCGCTGGCGGAACCGACCATCCGAACGCCCATCCTGATGGCATCGTCGAGTGTCTTCTCGCCGGATTTGATCGAGGCAACTATGGTTTCTTGTTGTTGTGCATCAAGCGAGGCGAGTTTTAGCAGAATGGACTGATGATCGGCGTAGGCCGATCCACGTATGCATTCGATGAGGGGGCGGGTGAGGTTTTTAGCGATAAGTACAGACCGCTCTACGGAACGTTTTGACATGCCCAAACGCTCGACGCAGTGTTTTGAAAAATTGCTTTTTTCGCCGGAAATCTCGTCTATAGAGCAAACCGCCAACTTGGCGCTTTGGTCGCCGCCACGCGTGATCTTTCCGTATTTGCGCTCCCAAGCCGCACGGTAGGCATAGATCGCCAACGCTTGATCGAGCACCGTCATGTGGCGAAACAGGTTCGCTCCGGCCTCCATCATGGTCGCGGTATCCTTGTCGGCCTCGACCACAAAAACGAGAACTTCGTCTTCTTCCTGAAGCTGTGCTGCGCGCAGGCGATGTGCACCGTCGATCAGCGTATAGGGCTGCTCGCTGCGGCGCGGCGTATGCCGGACAAGGATGGGATCGGTGAAGCCGATCGTCATGATCTCGGCCCGGATCGCAAAGGCGTGGCCTTCGTCCACCGGCCTGATGCGTTCGGGATCGATGAAAATCTTGTCGATTGGCAGGGTTTTCAGCTCGATGCTCAT